GTCTTTTCGACATGCTCATTTATATGGGGTACGCAACGCAGTAAAGCGTTTGTGCGTGACCTGGTATGAAAATATCAGCGTCGACGTGTCCACATGGGATACACGTCTTCGCCAGGTTGCAAACATAACTGCCGGCTACCACCGAAATGTCAATCCTCCAAATGTTGGGGGTATTAACGGTGCGGTGGCCTTGTGGGAAATGGAATACTCCAAGTACCAAAAAGCGGTAGAGTGTCATGCGATGAAGCTTCGTGCCTGGAATGGTATCGATCCTGACTGTCGCGGAGCTCCGCCAAAAAGCCCCAAGGAGGTTCCATCCCCTCGGGCCCGCTTTCTAGCAAATTGCGGAAAGGCCTTGCAGGTTGTTGATGCAATGCTTGCCTTTCTGGAACTCCCCCATCATGTTATCCCTCCCAAGATTGCTAACAAGCATGATCTTAACATGATGACATCCGGTTCCTTGAACTTTGGGTGCTCGAACCCTATACATAAGGGCAGTCGGCCGTCGAGCGATGCCTGCACGTGTCGTAGCAAGTATGGGTACCCATTAGTTCCGGATGTTCGATCAGAACGTCTAATACACAATCTTTTTGAGCTTTTCCTTGGATATGTTGGCTTGTATATCCTCGGACAGTTCGAAGTGTATTACAAGACGAAATTGTCGCTGCTGGAGTCGTACAGCAAGAGACAGCCCCCCCGAGAACAACCCAGTGTTCCCGAGCCGTTTTCCCCCCGCTTTGTCCGTTCGCGACATCTCTATAGCGGTTGTGGAGGCTTGGCCCTGGGAGCCTGGCTTACAAGTGACCGTGTCTTGTGCCAGGAATTTGTGTTCAATATGAAGCGATGTGCCCCAAAAGCCGATGATGATCAGCTGTTCCAGGAAGGACTCAAGTCAGCCAGGATCATCACGACTCCTCCAGTCGAACGACCCTTTGTCGTTCCAGCTGGAGTTGACGCGGGTCGGATATACACCATTGAAGATGCCAAGCAGGCGGTTCGCCGAACCTGCCAGGAACTCTTTGGTGGTCTCCGTTTTCCCAAGTCCGCTGCCCATCGCCTCCCGTCCTCCAAGGCCCACTACCTTGGGAAAGGACATTCGCTTCCTCGTTCATCGGGAGGTGCTCGTGGAGCCCTCCATCCGTACCTGATGCATGAAGAGGAAGCGCTACTGACAATCTGTTCGGAGATTGGAATGCGTGTCGATATTGCTCCAAGTCCTCGGGAGCTCATCGATCACATCGTCCTGGAGAAGGATGATACCGTTCTCCGAAAACTGCTGAAGTACTTTCGTCCACCGAACGAAGAGATCTCTGCTCTTACTCCCATGTTTCACTGGTTTGACATTGGGATAGAGAAGATCGTCGTTCGGGAGATCCCAAATCGAATCCCCCTGGAAGTTCCCCCTGAGCTTCCGGCTAAGGTGCATCCCCTCGCGGAGCCTTTGAAGATTCGGACGATCACTTGTGGCCCCCCCTCCGAGTACTACCATGCCTCCTATATCCAGGAGTGGTTGCATGGGGTCCTACGGAAGACGAAGACCTTTACCTTAGTCGGTGGAGCAATCGGTGCACAGCGCTCTCTTGGTTCAGAGGGGAACGTTACCGAGGGACTCCCGATTACCACTCATACTGTCCAGAGTCGGTTCCGGACTCCTCTTCGGAAGGATCAGTTCTTCGTCAGTGGGGATTATAAGGCTGCGACCAATCTCATCCATGGGGAGTTGTCAAATACGGTGGCTGACGAGATCTCCAAGCTCTGTGATCTCCCCTCCCAGTATGCACTCCTCTTCCGAGCAGCCCTTACCGGACACCTGGTCGAGTGTGCTCCGGATTTTTCCCAGCCGCAACGGAACGGACAGCTGATGGGCTCGCCGGTTTCCTTTCCCGTCCTTTGTATCATCAATGCGGCTCTTACCCGTGATTCCCAGGAGATTTCTGGTGATATTCCGTTCGGGACCTCTCTAGATGACTTCCCCTGCCTCATCAATGGTGATGATGTAGTGTTCCCATCGACCGAACAGGGATATGAGATTTGGAAGGGAATTACCTCTTGTGGCGGACTTGTCCCCAGCGTGGGAAAGAATTTCATCTCTCGGGATTTCCTGGTGATGAATTCGGTCCAATTCAATGTGGGACGAGTGGAGAGCCCCCGTCCGATGAGGTCTTCCGGACGACGGTATGAGCCGGGGCTGACTCCAGTTCCAATTGAGTTCCGCATGCCCGTTGTGAGGCAGATTCAGGTCGAGACTGTACATGTCGCGACGGGTCGAATGTCTGAGGTCCTTGAGTTGAGCCACTGCTCCGAGCCTTATTTCCTGAAGCCTCTTCACTCGGTTGGGAATCGTCCTGTTCGGGAGCAGCAGGTATTTTCAACGGCCCATTGGTGGAACATGGACTTTCTAGGGCCCTCCGGCCGGGCCTACCGGAGAGCCCAGCCTTGGGAGTCGCTGAAATCCCGCCGGGATCTTCTGGACCTTCAACTTTCTCAGTTGGAGGCACACTGCAAGGGCCTCTGCAAAAAGTCACGGTTCCATGGGACCCTGAACCGGCTCTCCGACTTGTTCCAGGCTGATGGCTATCAGGTTCTCCCCGGTCTTCAGCGGGCATGGTTGGGCCCTTCTGTGGGCGGACTCCGACGTGCTATGAACCATGTCTTCCTGGACTCTTGGCGAGATGTCCTCGCTCTCGGCTCTTGCACTCCGAAGGAAGCACTCCTTTCTGGCTTGAAGGGCTGCATTCCCTTCTCCACCGACTGGTTCCTCCCCACGCAACTGGGAGGGCTGGGGCTCGAGTCTGTGGATGGGGTTCGGAGTTGTTCCCTTTCGGGCCGGCGTCTCGCCCGATATCTGTTGGAGCATCCGGAGGAGAGGATTCCGGTAATGCCGAGTCTAGGAGAGTCTCCAAATTTTGCCGTCCAAGCCAAGCGAGATCTCGGGCGACAAATGGAGGTCCTCCGGAAACAGGGGCGGCTCTTGGAGGTCCCTGTCGACCTTCCCATTCCGGCAGGCTTCCAGGGGATTGAGTGCTTGATCTCCTTGAATACCCGTCGGCTCCTCCTTGCTGCTAGTGGGAATACCCTTCAGGGCCCTGAGGGAGACTTCACTAGCAGTCGGGATCGTACCGTCCAGCTTGGGCAGGACTTGGAACGCGTATATGCTACCCGACGTCGGTGGTGGTGCGCACAGAAACAGCAGGAGTGGAAAAAGTGTAGTCCCCTGACTCAACGTGAGTTGGAGAAGTACCTGAATACCCGAACTGTTGTGGCGATCGAGCCTGTTCCTGTCCCCCAAATAACCTTCATTCGGAGCCTACCCGAAGAAGAGTTTCACTCGGCTCGCCCCGAGTATCTGGTTCCTTCGAACCAACTGTTCCCCTCCCGACAGCGACTTCGGTCCGACCTCGAGGAAGAAC